ATCACTTGCATCTTTTGAAAGAGTAAGCAAAGCACCATCATCATCAGCGATTACTCTAAATATATCAGCAGCATCTGTATCAGTGGATTTTATAGTCATAGCATAATTTGTAGCTGTGGTTATTGTAACTGCACCTGCCACAGCCAATGTACTTGACATATCCACAGCACCGTTTATATCAATAGTAGTAGCTGTTAATTCTATTTCTGTATCAGATACTAAATCTAAAACTCCATCTGCTGATTGGTGTATATATGAAGCATCATCACCAAACTCCAAACGATTGGTGCTGGTAATCATTATAGCATCAGTAGCTAAAGTTATAGGAAAGGTAGTAGTGCCATCACCATCTTTAACTGTAACGTGTGTAGTACCATTTCCACCACCATCTCTATCAACAATTAATAATTGATCATAAGATGCTGCAATAGTTGTATCTGTTAAACCTGCCATATTATTCTTTTTCCAAACTAGCTATTCTTGCTTCACAGGAATTTATTCTTCCTGCCATTGAATTGTAATCTTGTTTATGATCTACATAATCTTTTGTGTCTTGTAGTTCTGTTTTTAATTCTTCTACTTTTGCTGATAGTTCTTGTATTTTTTTAAGCATTGGAATCATTAGCTGTCTATATTCAACTCCTGCTAATGTTTCCTTTCCATCTTCATCTTTATCATAAAAAACAAAGTCTTTATTAACTTTTTCTACCTCATCAGCAATTAAGCCATATTCAATACTACCATCTTTTGTTTTTCCATAAGTGCCATCTTCATTTTGATTTCTTCTATAAAAACTGACAGGATTTAAATCACTTACCCAACTTGCATCAGATAATGATTTTATATCCATTTTGTGTTCACGGACAGAAGATACATAACCTAAATCTCCACCATCACCAATATATAAATCCCTATTAGTACTTCCCACAGTTCTTCCGTAAACACTTTGAAAAGAAATTACACCACCATTATCAATAGACATTTGCTCATTACCACCACCATCTATAAATCTAAATCTATCTGTAGTTCCTCCATAACCAATAGTAAAACCATTAGAGTTATTACCAAACATCATAGAACAAAAAGAAGTTGTATTATTTCCATTTGTTGCATTTCTTTTTAATTGAATCATTCTATCAGCAGAAGCGTAAGCAGAAGCTCCATCAGTAATATAAAGTTTATCGCCATTACTACTACTTCCAATTGAAACATTCCCATCAGAGTGAATACGCATTCTTTCTGTAGTTGAAGATGCCCCATCTGCTGTTGTTCTAAATTCTATTCTACCAGGCATATCATTACCGCCTGGAGTCCCATCTACTGAAACTTGAATTGTAGCAGCTGGTGTATTAATATCAGTACCATCAGCACCACAAAAGAATAAAGCACCAAGTCTATCGTCATCAGCAACAACAGTAGATGAACCATTTGATGTTCCTCTACTTCTTCCAAAGAATAATATAGGAGCAGTACTTGCATTCGTACCTGTATTGCCAATTAAATGTGCACCTGAAGAACTATATGTTGTTCCTTCTACTTGAAGGTGGGAATTAACACCTGACAAAGCTCGTGAAGTTGTACCACCTATTAAAAGCTTACCATCATTATCCATACGAGCTTTAGTTGACCAAGTAGAACCATCCCAACTTGCCCAATATAAACTATGCTGATATGTATGAAATGTGTATCCATCAGATGAAACACCGATAGTTGTTAAACTGTCATCATTTTGTATTCTTATAGTTTCGCTTGTATTTGTAGTTACTTTTGCGTGAATTAAACTATCTGGACTTGCAGTTCCAATACCTAGCGAACCTCCGTTAATATAAGAATCTCCTGCTGTATGTAGTGCAATCTTGTTTGTTAAACTACCACCATCTACTGCTTTCATACGAAGATAACCTTGTTGTAAAGACGCACCTGAAGAACCTGCTCTACCAATAGAAACAAGTTCATTAGTAGAAGATTTGACAAAGAATCTTGCACCATCTGATTCAAGTTCTAAATCACCACCCTTTATATAAGATGCACCATTTCCTCTTAAATTTATTTTAGATGTTCCACCATTATAAACATGGATTGAGCCTTCATCGTAATCGCCTCCAAATGAAAGCTGTACAATAGCATCGGTAGAATCTTTTTCTTCAATTTTTAATACATTTGTACTTCCACCTGAATCAGTTTTTAAAACCGTAGTATGTGTTGGACTTGCGGTTCCTATACCAATACGTGTTGTGCTAAGAGATAATGCAGTATCGGTACCTAAACCGTCTTCTACATATTTAGCAGAAGCGTCAGCACTAACACCTTCAGATGTAATTTTTAGTAATTGCTTATAGGTATCAGCAATAGTATTGTCGGTTAAAGCACCCATTTATCCTGTGTGATCTTCCCAATTAACGTTATCTTCATTCCAATCTAATTTGGATATATTCCAGATAACGTCATAGATAGAATTAAAAAAATTAACTATCTGTCTTCTAGTAGTAATATTTGGCATATTACGCTTTTAATGCTATCATATTTGTTGCTGTAGTATTTGATTGTTTTACGTGTGTAAACTGTACAGGTAGCAACTGACCACTAGCTACATTTTTAAAAGTAAAATCACTTCCACTTGTAGCTAATGTTACTACTACATCACCACCAACACCTACATACAATATTTGATATGTTGCTCCTAATGCTTGGTCACCAGATCCTCCACCTGAACCATTGTCAAAAGCAGTTACAACTAAACCAGTACCATATAAGTTTTTTTCTACTGCTGCTTGTGTAGCTTCAGTTGCAGTTTTTATTGCTCCAGTATCAGCATCTATTGTATCTAATACTGCGTTATCTACAGCTGAAAGATTAGCTGTTACTGTTCCATCTACTGTAATAGTATTTCCACCATCATCAATATGTACTGCTCCATCTGCTGCTAATGCTATTGGACCAACGTCACCACTTGTGATTGTATTAGATCCATATAGTCCACCTACTAACATATGTTTAGAAGAACCGTCTGACCAGTCTGCATCATCTACATAAACTGCGTCATCTATTAATTGTAACGCTGTAATCATTGTAGTTTGATTAGCTGACGTTGCACCACCAGAAGGTAATCCTGATGACATAACATCTACTTGCAAATGTCCATCAGCATCAACTAATGGTACATAGCTTGTTCCACTTCCTGCTTTGTTTGTATTAGCATAAACTAAAACACTGTCTTCTGCTTTATCTAAATGTACCTCAATGGCTATATCAGATCCTTCTGTCTTCAGGGTAACATTATCAATGTCTACCTTTAGAGCATCTTCACCTGAGTTAAGTGCCTTGTTTAGTATTTCTCTTTCTGTAAATTTTAATGGATTTGCCATAATCTTACCCTGTTACCACATAACAATATTTAGTACCACTGCCACCTTGTCCTTCTATATGGACATGGGTTGCTCCGTTAGGTATATAAAACTTATGCGACTTACCTGCTTCTATTCTTAATGAATTGTTTCCGTTAGCATCTCCTGATGTTGTGTCAAAACCTATTGAACACAATTCGTCACAATATACATATAGTACAGTATGACCATCTGTAAGAGCTATATTTACTTCATCGTTTGTATCACTGTTACAAGTTGTACCTCTGGATGCTTCAGTCCATGCTGATGCATACTCAGAATTTAACGCTTGACCAGCAGCATACTTATGAAGATCTTTTTTTACTGACATTATGATGCCTCCGTATAATTAGCTAGTTCTGTATTGATTAAGTTACCTTCACCATCTACAAGCGTAAATACATCTGTATACTCTGCTACTTCAGTCATAGATGCAGTTGCAATTTGTTGCTCTGTGTAACTTGCTTCTGTTAGTGTGACTTCTGTCACGATTCATCCTTATCTCTAGTTGCAGATGTAGAAGGTTCAAAACCTTGCAGCTTAATAACTGCTTTTTCTACTCTGCCTGTATTTGCATAACGCTTACCTTCTTTAACACCTTTTTCATATTGGTTATCCCAATACTGTGCAGCAGGTAATGTTTCTACATTTAATTCATAGCCACGTTGTATAGCTTTAGCTACAATAGCGTGTCTAAATTCGTTTGGTATATCAGGCTCTTCATTATAACCTGTATTAGTACCAGCGGTTCCAGTTGTTGCCTGGATAAATAAATTTGGTTTTTTAACAGCAAAGATAGTTACTGTTTTTACTTCAGTAGGAGATGTATATGTATATGCTGAGTCTTGTACAGATCTATTAACTATTGCAATAGCATCTCTTTCTACCCAGTATGCAAACTTTCTATTCTCAGCACTCATTAATATCCCTTAGTTAGTTGTTCTAATACTGAAGTTATTTCTCTAATTTTTTCTTCTTGCGCTTTCATTACAGCAGGATTATTAGCGTATTTTTCCATAATCATTCTAGTTTGCATACCAGCTTGTTCGTACCATTCCTTTGCTTGTTGTATCTCTTCAGGTCTATACATTTGTTTATTTATTTTTTGACCTGTGTGACCTTTATATAAAATATCCTGTAGACTTCCATCATCTCTAAAAGGATTATAAGCATTTGCTTTTTTACCTTTCATTGGACTCCCATTTAAGTAAGGTATTTGTATATTATCACCCCATGGATCGTCAAAATAAACTTTTTGCCCTGATGCCATTATGTTATATCTCTTTTCTCAGGTCTATTACCTAGTCTTGGTATATCATAACCATCATAATCTACAGATATAATTTCTAATATATCAT